AAAAGAATGTGCGATACTTCTTCTGACTTTCATGACTATCTTGTAGAAAATTCTGGAACAACAGGAGATGCAAAATTTTTTGTTGGCTCGTATCTAAAACCATTTTTCAATGCAGAAATCAGAGCAGCGAGAACGATTACAAATGTGCAAGACACTTTGAAATCATTTGCCATGTTCTATAAAGAAAAGATGGATAAAGAAATAAGCTCAGTTAAAACTGCTGCTGCTCAAACAAAGAAAAGAGATTTTCTTTATAGTGGTATTAAATACTTAGAAGATCATGAACGAGAATTTAAAGCATTCGTTGCTTTGTATAAAACTATTCAGGAAGCAAAGTTATTCATCATTGAAAAATTGGATGGATTAGAACAATTTAGAACTTTTGTTGAGATTGATGGGGGATACAAAGTTACTACTCCTGAAGGTTATGTTCTCCATCAAGATGGAGATATGGTGAAGTTGGTTAATCGTATTGAGTTTAGCAAAAACAATTTCACCATAGAAAAGAACTGGAAAAAATGAGTTTAATAGATTACAAAAGCTGTTACTTTACATTTGGTAGATTTCAACCATGCACTACTGGTCATGCAGATAACTTTGCTAACTTAAAAAGAATCGCTGGTTTCAATGACTATCGCATATACATTAGTCAGTCAGTGGATAAGAAAGGCAACAATCCTTTGCCACCAGATGTTAAACTAACATACATGAATAAATCTTTGCCAGAACATAAGGGCAAAATATTCAGTAGTGCCACTGCAAAAGACCCTGTTAGTATTCTTAAAGAGATTCAATCATTAGGATATGATAATGCATATTTTGTTGTTGGGTCTGATAGAGTGCAAGCGATGCAATGGATTAAGAACTATAATGGTAAAGATTTTTCATTTAATGAAGTAGATATCATTTCATCGGGAGACCGTGATGCTGATGGAGATACTTTTGCAATCTCTGGAACTAAAATGAGACGAGCTGCGTTTGCTGCGGATTTTAAAACATTTAGGCAAGGTATCCCCACTGCATTAAAAGATACTGACTGCAAAAAACTTATGGATGAGATTAGAACAAGATTACCTGATAACTTTAAATAAATATCAATAAAACACTATGAAATCACTGAAAGACATCTTACAACAATCACAACAGAAGTCTTACATGCTTGGCAAAGTATTTGCTGAGGGTGACTGGGTTAAAAATTCTGATGGAGAAGTAGGAAAGATTCACAGACGCGGTGTTAACTATGTTATTGCTGTGACCACAGAGGGCAAAATGTTTCGTGCCTGGGTAAAAGATATTAAAGAATATTTCGGTTGCGAAACAAAAAAATTATCTGACAAGGAAAAAGTTAAAGCATTTATAAATAAGAATAAACGATAGAAGAAAAATGACAATTGATGAATTTTCAAAACAACTAATTGAACGTGCTATCGTTCAACTGGATGAAAAAAGCACATGCAATCACACGGGTGCTGGCAAATCGTCAAAACAAAATCGTAAAGAAGAGTTAATGCCAGATGAATTAGTTGGTACTACTTATGAAGTAGTCATGGAAGATGGAGAAACCATCATCATCGAAAAAGAGAAAGGTCTTGATGGTAAGGCTTGCTGGAAAGGTTACAAGTTAGCAGGCACCAAAAAGAAAGGTGGTAAGACAGTTGATAATTGTGTGAAGGCTGGTTACGAAATGGATGGTGAGCAAGAGCTTGATGAAAAGAATGGTTTGTATGCTAACATCCATGCCAAGCGCAAGCGTGGAGAATCACCTGCCAAACCAGGGCACGAAGATTATCCAGCAAAGGATGCCTTCAAGAAAGCAGCAAGGACTGCTAAGAAAGAAGAAGTTGAATATGTAGATGAGAAAAGAGATATGCCTGGCAATCAAGAAAAGATTGATGCCAACAAAAATGGTAAGGTAGATGCTCACGACTTCGCACTTCTACGTGCTAAGAAAACTAAGAAGTCTGTAAGAGAAATGTGGGAGAAAGCAGCAGAAGTTCAAGAGGCATATGGTTGCGGTGGCAAAGCTAAAAAAAAAGCCGTAGCTGAGGGCAAGAAAGTAGAAATTGAAGTTATGCCTGAAGTTGAAACTCAGAATGATCCAGACCCACCAACTGGTAAGAAGGCAAAGAAAGAAGTAAAGAAAGAAGAGTTTGAACCACTTGAAGAAAAGAAACTTTCTAAAGCAGAAACTGTTAAGAAAGAAAAGTTTGTCAAAGGAATGAAGAAGAAGTTCGGTTCATTCAAATCTAAGTATGGCGAAAAAGCACAAAGTGTGATGTATGGAACTGCCACAACAATGGCAAAAAAAGCTGCTAAATAATTTCGCGTCATTTAGGAGATTATTATGTCTGCACTCGTCGCATGGTGTCTTGCTAATCAAGCTTTGATTGCAACAGTATTGTTTGCAGTTTCAGAAGCACTTGGAGCAAACCCCAAAGTTAAGTCAAATGGTATTCTTTCACTCATCCTTCTCCAAGTCCAAGGACAATTGAAGGCAAAAGGTGGTAAAGATCTTACTCCCTGATATAAAATACCATATTATATGGGATGCTTAGGCGTCCCTTTTTTTATAAATACTTTTTAGAATACGAAATTTTTATAGAGGAAACCGATGGCAATTTTCGGAACAATCGACGCGAAGGCGTTGGCAAATAATCTAACTGTTACTAATGGTAGCACAACTGTAACCACGACTGGTGATTTTACAAATAGAACAACCAATAACTTTGTTCAGAATGGTGATGTTCTTTCTCTCAACGGCGTTCAATATGTTGTAGAGTCGGTAGTGTCAGCAACTTCACTAAAATTAAAAGTGGCATATGCTGGTTCAACTGGAACTGTTACCGCTGCTAATGCTATTCGTAGAACTCCTCCAAAAGAAGTTGCTGCTCGCCTTCTTCACGAAAGTCATTATCCATCAGGAACAAACTTCATCTTCGTTGATGACACCGAAGCTGCTCTCGATGAGAACAAGGTTCGTGGTCTCAAGTGGCCAGGTTGGTGGTTATATAGAACCTATACCGATGGAGATGGAAACACTCGCCATAAGGCAGAGTGTATTGCATTCGCTAATCAAACCGCCGCTAACGCTGGTGACTATGGTACTGCTGATGGTGGTACAGAAGACAATCCTGCTGCTGATGTCGCATCTGCTGTAACTATCACCGCTCAACCTGCCAACGTAACTGGTGCTGCTAACCCATTCACAGGAACCTTTGCAGTTACCACTTCTACAACTGGCACTCCTGGAACACTGCTATTCCAGTGGCAGCGTCAAACTCCAACAGGAACTGCTTGGTCAAACATCACCAATACGGGCGTGTTTACTGGTGCTACTACAAACACTCTCACACTCACTGCTGCTGCTAAAGCAACTTGGAATGGTTACAAGTTCCGTGTGAAGATTACATCTACTGGTGGTACGGAAGAAGTTATCTCTAATTCTGCTACATTGACTTACGCTTGATGAGATATGATCTTTTATGATTTGACGCCAGACAATTGGTTATTGTTTGCAATTAAAAATTATGACAACCCTTTATCTGTAACATATGATGACTTTGAAGAAGATCTTCAAAAGTTTAAATATATTAAAAGATTACTTCGTCGTTATGAAACTACAGGTGAATTGAAACACCATTTAATTCTCAATCATATTATCACTCTATATAATGTGTTCAATGATGCAGCAACGCTGCTACTATTCTATAAAATAGAATCGCAATACTGGTCAATCTTAAAAGCTTTTATGGTTTTTCTTGATCGATTACCAGAAAATGTAGATACCACAGATGTAGACGAATCATGTCTGAAACTTCTAAAACTACTATGAATGAAATGATGGCAGGTGATGGATCTTCCTTAGCACTTCCTCCTGCCTTTGTCTTTGTTAACACAGCAAAGAAAAAGAAAAATTTGAAAAAGACCAAAGATGAAAAACTTGACGGTCGCAAAAAAGGTGCTAAGAAATTAATTCAACGAGTTATGTCAAGGAGGAAAACAAAAATGTCTGAAGAGAATAAGGAACTTATCTCTGAAGTAGTTTCTGATACTGAAAAAGCACAGAAGCAAATTCAAGCTGGCAAGCAAATGCGAGCAAAAAAAGAGCTTCAAAAGAAGCGTCAAGATGCTAAGACAAAGATGTCAGATAAGCAAGGGGAGATGCAAACTCTTCTACGCGCTCGCATGTCGGACTTCAAAAAGAAAGCAGCAGAGAAGCAACAAAAAGCTGCTAAGCAAGTTGGTATTCAAAAGAATTCTTTTGAACCAGAAGGTAATGTTATTTCGGAGATGGAAATGTCTACGGATTGGAATAAGAGTCCTGTGACTGGTGCCATCCCCAGAACTGGTTCTGCAGGTGGCGTAGATGTATTTGCTACTGCTTTGAAAGTAGCACAAGAAGGCAGTGCATACGGTAGAGATCCAGAGACATCATTTGCTAATCTTGTATTCAATGATGGCACAGCAGGTAGAATAGGCATGTTTGATGCTAAAAGAATTCTTGCTACCTACGAAGGTTTATCACCAGAGAACAGAGATAAGTTTAGAGTCATGCTAAACATGAGTGCAACAACTTATCAAAAAGCTCTTGACTTTGCTGTAAGAAACGTTTAATAACGAGGTAAGTATGTTTGGAATTGGTAAAGACATAGAAGTTTTAGAAGCCAAGTTTCAGATATATGAAGATCTCTCTAAAGAGATGCTTGACAAACTTGAGAGAGCAGTGGATAAAATCAGTGAGGGTAACCAAGCAGTTGCCCTCATTCTTGAGCGTCACGAAAATAGATTAGAGCAATCTGATAAAGCAGATGCTGCAATCTTAGAATTAATTAAAGGTATTAATAATAAGTTAGCAAAACTTGAGCAGAAAGTTGAAGACCTTTCTAAGTTTCGTTGGTTAACAATGGGTGTTGCTACTGCAGCAATCGTTGTAATTGGGTCTGCAACATTTTTCGGAAACCTCTTGACAACAGGAAGAACAGGTGCTACAGTAGGAGGAGCGACCACTGAACAACTGAAATGAGTTACATTGATACCAAATATATTGGTCGGATTTCATCTCAACTTCTAAAATTTACAGAAAAAAAGAAAGGAACTTATAATTTTCGTTGCCCTTATTGCGGCGACTCATCGAAAAAACAGAATAAAGCAAGAGGATACTTGTTCTCAATGCGAGATAGTTATGTCTATAAATGCCATAACTGTGGCATCACAAAAAACTTTTCTCAATTTTTAAAAGATCAAAGTGTTGGTCTTCATGATGAATATGTCATGGAGCGTTACAAACAAGGAATGACAGGTAAAAATTATCAAGTTAAGACTCCTGATCTCAAAATGTTTGTGACCAAACCTGTGTTCAAAAAGAACATTTTTAGTGAGCTGCAATCTATCGAATCACTAAATAATACACACCCAGCAAAGCAATATCTGCTCGACCGAAAGATACCAGAGATTCATTTCTCAAACTTCTACTACGCAGAGGATTTTAACGCTTGGGAGAATAATGGAAACACAATTAAAGAATCAAGAATTATACTCCCACTAATCTCAGAGGATGGAAATGTATTTGGATATCAAGCAAGGTCTCTTAATAAGAATGCAACTCTTCGCTATATCACTACCATCCTGGATAAACAATACCCTAAACTATTTGGACTTGATCGTATAAACAAAA